AGATCGAGGAACGACTGCCGGACAAGCCGAATCTTTTTATGACGATATATCTGTAGATAAAACGCATCCAGAGGATCAATTAGCATTAGATCTTTACAACCAGCAAGTTGATGAAATACAGGCGAAAAAAGAATTGCTTAATGAGTATGGTATAGATCCCAGGGGAATGAGCGATGAAGATGTTGCAAAAGTTTTGCAAGAAATAGACGAACAAAAAATACCGCCAGCACGAATAAAAGAAACTCCTCCAATGGAAATTTATGAACAAGCTATTAGGCAAACAGATGAACCTATGCTTGGCACCACAGATTTTCAACAAGACACTACAGTTGCTTTAAACCAAAAGGTTATAGATGTTGGAACGCAAATTATGGATGAGTTGGATATACCAAGAAATCCAAAAGTTTTAATATCAGACCAAATAAAAGAAGCTATTTTATTAGCAAATGAAAATAAAATTTATAGAGATAAATTTGCTGAAGTTTTGTCAAGAAACAATTTAACTATAAACGAATTAAGTGGCTTTTTTAGAGAAAGCGTTGCCGATTCAGCAAGAAGGATGCAACAACTTTCTGTCATAAAACAATCGTTAAAAAAAGTTGGTCAAGATCTTGGTGAGATTGAAAAACAAGAAGGTTTTTATTCTAATTTTATTGAAAATTATTCAGACATAATTAGATCCCTGGACAACATAAGAAGGGGTTTATTAGTTAGTCAGATTGCTACAGCCATGCGTAATAATACTGCACAAATTGGCCGGGTCATGTTAAACACTTTGGTCCAAGCGTTTGATGGTGCTTTGAATCAAACCTTTAATCCGGTGAGAAGGGCGTTTGGAGCAAAAGAACAATTAATAGATCACACTAAATCTTTTAGATTAATGATGAATCTAACCAAAGATAAATCTAAGGCAAAAGATTTGACTGAATTTTTAACTAAATATTATGTTAATGAAGGTGATAAATTATTTACCAAATATGCTTCTGAAGTTGCCGATTCATCTAAAGCAAAAGTATTTAAAAAAACACAAGGAATAGTAGATGGTTTTAACTTTCTTAACAGGATGCAAGAGTTTTACTATCGAAGAGGTATGTTTGCAACATCAATACAAAACACCCTAGCCGAAAAAGGAATCGACATAAACAAAATTGGTATTGGTGATGATTTGTTAGATTATATTTCTGCTGATGATGTATCAAAAGCGGTAGATGATGCTTTGTACTTCACTTATGCTAAGACCCCAGATAATACATTTCTTAAAAAATTCGTTGAAATTTCTAATTCAATACCATTTATTACAACGGGAGTTTTACCTTTTGCAAGATTTATGGCTAATGCAGTAGAGTTTCAATTTAAACATAGTCCAATTGGTTTTGGTTTATTATTAAGGCCAAATGAAATTAAAAAAATAGCTGCTGGAGACACGTCTGCAATAAGTCAAGCAATAGTTGGAACCACCTTATTACTTGCAACAATAGAGGCAAAAAGAAAAGGTCCAGAAGATCAGAAGTGGTATGAATTACAAACATCTAAAGGCAAAACAATTGATATGCGGCCATACTTTCCGCTCACTCCTTATATGTTTGTTGCTGATGTAATTACAAGAATCGAATCAGGAAGAAACTGGGGTGATGCAAAAGATATATTACAAGCATTAACCGGTGCACAGTTTAGAGCGGGTGCGGCATTAGGATTTGTAAATAATTTATTGAATGGTTTATCCGGTTTAGATACTCAAGAAAAAATTAATAGATATATGTCTGATTTTGTGGGAGATGTTATTGGTGGTTTTGCAACACCTTTTAGAATGTTTAATGATTTCTTAGATCAAGAACAAGAATTTAAAAGGCCTGAACTAACCGGTGAATTTTGGCCCGACTTAGGAAATACGTTACTAATGAGTGTTCCTATCGCAAGAGAAAGGTTCCCGGAGGTAGAGTCTCCAACAAGAGCCGCTACACCAGGCAGACCTGAAACAGTTAAACTTCCATTTACGGATATAGATTTACCAGGTCCATTAACAAGACAGCTAACTGGTATAACAGTAAGAGAAGAAAAAAATGACGCTGAAAGAGAGTTTGATAGGCTTGGCTTTAAAATGCGTGATATTTTGCCATATTCTGGAAACGAAAAAGTAGATCAAACCAGGGCAAAATATATCGGGCCATTGGTTGAATCTGGTATTTCTCCACTTGTTAAAAGTGAGGGATATTTAAAGTTAAGTAATGCAAAAAAAGAGTTGGCACTTAGAACTGTTTTAAAAGAAATCAGAGGTGCAGCTAATGATTACATTAAAGAAAATAAAATTAACGAAATTCAATTCCAAAAATCTGCATTTAACAGACAGCCAAAATATATTAAAAAATTGCTTAATGAGGCTGGAGTTAAATGGGAAACAATCAGAACTGATTTACTAGAATAAAATGCCCCTAGCAACGGAACGAGTTGGTCGTTTTGGTGAATATCTCACAGCAGCAATCCTCTCCCAAGTTTCTGACACAGTAACCATTGTTCCACACAACGCATCCGCAGACATTATTTTTGAACACAACTTAAAACTGTATAAGTGCCAGGTCAAAACCCAATCACAAATAGAAGAACGTAGAGGTAATTGGCGGTTTGATATGCGTAAAGGTCAACACGCAAAAAACAGACAATATAAAAATAACGAGATAGATGTGTTTGCGTTTGTGGCAGTACCGCATAGAAATGTGGTATTTTCTAAGCCTTTAGACCAAGCTCAACTAACCATCATTGATGAACACATGAAGAACAATGATGCTGTTAGAAACATCAAAGATATATAAAAAGACCTTAGTTAAAGACTTTCAATATCAAATTTAACTTCTTGATCCTTGTAATGTTTAACGGAGTGAATTCCTATTTGTAGAAAATACTCCGCTAACGCTTGAGGATCTTTGTTTTCTGAGCCAGCTATATCAATTAAAGAACGAGCAATGTGTCTGTTTATATAAACAGGGGTATTGTTGTTTCTTTCATTTAGAACCGGATCATCAAAGTCAGACAAGTTCATTACCATACTCCTATAAGGATTTTTTCAATAGCTCCTCTGGTATCTTATTACCATCACGATCTAACCCAAAAACCTTTTCAAGTTCCAGGTCTATGTAATGCTTGGCCTTAAAGAGATCTTCAACTTTATCGTGCTTATCCCTGGTCACAAGTTTTATTACATTCCCCAAACACCAACCAATGTTATTAGCGATAATATAATCTATCGGCTCTATATTGGTTCCCTTATTATAGTGATCTCCACCTACCTGGTTGTTGGAAGCCAAACGATCTTTTGCTTGGTCCCAATCCTGTGGTGTAGCTTTGTCTATTGACATAAATACTCCTTATTTTTAAATAAATATTACCATTATTAGTAATATTGAGGTATTATAGGTGAAATCTGAGAAAAGGGAAATTTATGGAAATTAAAGATCTAAAAGAATTTGACATCACCAACACTATAGACGCTGACGAACTATCCAGACGATGGGGCGTTAGCAAAAAAACAATAGATAATAAAAGATCAAAAGGAATGGGGCCTGGTTATTGGAAGATAACAGGAACTATTTTGTATGATCTTGATGATGTAAAAAGAATAGAAAAGGAATCTTACATTTCCAACAATGCCTAGTAAACACGCACTACTGTCTCCCTCGGCTTCAGACAAATGGACTGTCTGCCCTGGTATGCCTAAACTTGCATCACAAGTTCCCTACACCACAAGCATCCCTGCTGTAACTGGTACCTTGGTACACCAAATGTCTGAGATCTTAATGAAAGGACACTTGGATGGTGATATATCTTTAGAGGATTATTGGCTTGGCAAGGTTGAGATGGTTGAAGATTTTGAGATAGAGATAGATCAAGAGATGATTGATTGTGCAAAGATCTATACAGACTATGTAGAGGCAAGAACAAAAGAACTTAATGGTAAGTTGCTCATTGAAGAGCAAGTATCAATGGAAGAGATAAGCGAAAACATATGGGGTACTGCTGATGCAATCATACTCTCAGAAGGTCGCATATGTGT